GACACGACCGGAAACTATATGACCGACGTATCGGCTGGAACAGGGATAGCTGTAACACATACACCAGCAGAAGGCTCTACTGCAACTATTGCTCTTGCAGATACAACGATTGTTACAAATGCTGGAAATTATTCAATAACAACTGCAGATAAAAATAAAATTATTGAGATTACTGGAACATCTTCTGCATCAGTCACTGTTCCAGCTAACTCGTCGCAAGCATTCCCACTTGGCTCGCAATTGACGGTTATTCGTAACGGCAGCGGAACAGTAAGAATTATTGCTGCTGGTGGCGTAACACTTAGGTTCACTCCTGGAGACTTCTTGAGAGCTCAATATTCTTCTGCAACGCTAATCAAGCGTGCTACAGATGAATGGTATTTGATTGGCGACTTGAGCGCATAATGAAGTTTATTGGTAACGATTCAAGTGGCGGAAAGTACGCTGATGCGCCAACAAACGTTACCGCTACTGCTGGCGACGCTTCAGCAGATGTTTCATTCACCCTTCCTGCATATGACGGAAAGGGAACAGCAACGTATCTTGCAACATCAAGTCCTGATGGGAAAACTGGAACAGGTTCAAGTTCTCCAATTTCAGTGACCGGATTGACGAATGGAACCGCATATACGTTTACCGTCTCAACTGTAACTGGATATGGTGTTACTGCCGTATCTGCCGCATCGGGCTCTGTCACCCCAGTTGCGCCTCCCTACTTCCCTCCATACTTCCCGCCATACTTCCCACCATTCTTCCCGCCAGACTTCGACCCATGTGCTGGAGCATCGTGTGTCGCTGGCGGCACGTTCTCGGTCTCGTGCTGCAATAGCGGAAGCCTTGGGTGTAGGGCGATTTATCAGTCATATTCATCAAGTCCTGCTGGCTGCTTAACATGCAATGCTGTACTAATATCTGAATGTAGCGGACCAGCTTGCAGCGGAATACCAGGCGACTGCTAATATAAAAACAGGAGGCATTATGCCAGAACAAAATTGGTCATACCCGGAAGATTTTGAAGTCTTTGCATTAATAATTGACGGAGAGGTTGCAACAACCCACGGCCTACAAAAGGAGACTTTGCCGATGGAGATTGCTGCATGGTCGTCTAGTCCGACTGTTGTAAAAATTCCATCAGATATCAAACATCTTGTACAGGGTGGATGGACTTTCGATGGCACAACATTTTCGCCACCGGAGTGATAATGACACCTTGGCAGGAGTATAAAGCAAAACTCGGTTCAACACGGCCGTGGGATATTTTCAAACAGGAGGCCCACAATACCGATGAGCAAACAGCGATTGATAGGTATGCAATCTGTCTTGAGTGTGACAGACTCGCATCATTCACAAAGCAATGCAAGGAATGTGGGTGTGTGATGCCGCTAAAAGTCAAGCTTAAGAAAGCAGAGTGTCCACTTGGCAAGTGGTAATTTGCCGTGCCTTCGATATTTGTGCAGATTCCTGCATACCACGACATTGAGCTCGTAAACACAATAGACAGCATCTACCTAAATGCTTCAGGTGAAAACACAATAAATGTTGGAGTTCACTTTAACTATTTTGACAACCTCCCCTATCAAGTAGAAAAATGTCTGTCTAATAAATTCAATATTGGGGCTATTAGGAGTATCGCAAATAAAGCGCCAGATGGACTTGGTGCATCACTTTCCAGATATATAGCAAACTCCCTGTACGACAGCGAAGATTATTATCTTCAGCTTGACTCCCATATGATATTAAGAAAAAATTGGGACGCTTTATTAATAGAAGATTTTAAATATTTAGAACAATACTATGATTCAAAAATCGCCATCAGCGCATATCCAAACATGTACACACGAAATAAAGATGGAAGAGTAATTAACAATCTTGGGTCATGGGTAGATTCTCCCGCCGACAGCAATGATGTTGACATGAATGATATAAATTGGATTAGCCATGCAATTGGGTTTAAAATAAAACCAAAAATAGATAGATGCATAGAAAGAAATCCAACAGATAGTAGACATAACAATATCTCTGGAGCGTTTTTATTTTCCACTGGGGATATGAGTCAAATATATACCCCACTTCCAAATGTGATAATAGAAGAAACAATCCTTTCGATGAAGATTGTTTCTAGCGGGTTTAATGTAGTTGGGGGATTAAGAGAAATTGCACGACATCTTGGACCACATCCATATATGCTTACGTTAAATGGATTTGACAATATCCGTGATGAAGAATACGAGAAACTGCTTTTGGAATATCCACGCAGACTTGCAAGGGTTGACTTTGCGGAACTACACCCTGTTTCGAGGGATATCAATATCGTCAAAGACCAACTAACCGGTAATCCCAAAGATGGGTATATCTTATTTAACAACATGACGCTAAATGAATATCTTGAACTATCTGAACTGGAAATAGTCAGATGACAGAATCAATCAAATACTCAACTGAGTATGGCTCGATAATCGTCATTGATGATTTATTTTCGGACTTCCTAATAAATAAAGTCCTCAAATCCATTCTTACAATGCCACTTATTAAAGGAACGCCAGAGTCTGGTGGATTTGACACAATCTCTTTTGACATGGGGGCCAGAGTTTGTGGTTTTAATTTCAATAACGTTTACAACTTAATCTACGAAAGACTTAAAAGTTATTTACTGAAAGAGTTTGGAATTTCAGTAATATTTGACGGTAGTAAAATTGGCAATCCTTCAATAAAAATACAAAATCCTGGCCAATATCATGTAGTGCATTCGGACTATGCATATTCGAATAGCACTGCAAACATAGCGAGTAAAATTTTAAATATCAATTCTATAAGTAGCATCATTTGCTTGAGTTCTAACTATGTCGGTGGAAGATTAATATTTCCTGATGAAAACATATCGGTTGACATGAAAGCTGGTTCTGCTTGTGTTTTTACCTCTACTGGACATAGGCATGGGGTTACAGAGGTTTTAGGTGGAGTAAGATACTCCTTGCTTAACTTTGGAGAGGTGATTTAGATGGGCGATAACGAAAACTCTGTAGAGATTGACGATAGTGGATTTTATAAAGACCTGCATAACTATAGACATTTTGCCCTAGTGGTAACAGATGACGAGATTGGGGGGATTCAGCAGATAAGGGTCGACGACGAAAAAGCCATTGAGATATGGGAACTTGGGCCGAGGGTGATTGAAATACCATCAGACGAAAAGGGGACAGTACTTCCTGGTTGGTACCTACGCAATGGACAATTTGTCCCACCAGAGAAAAGAAACGACTAAAACCTAATAGGCTAATATTTGTATATGGCTTATTTGGGTCACGACCATATATATTCTTTCGAGAATTTCATCCCAGATGAGGACAGAAAAGAACTGTTGCGATTCTACGATGAGGAATTCAGCTGGGATGAGACCTGCTCATGGGTGGCCCCAGTAAGTCAGTTCAATACTGGTCCAGTTGTGCTTACTGGCGAATATGCCGAAGAGATAAAAAGGCGCAAATCGAGATGGCCAAAAAATGCCGTACATCCATTAATGATTGAATACGGCGAAAAAATAATGAAACTTGCAAGCGCCACGTACGGCAGAACTCTTGTCCACCGGCTTGAACCGTACATGAAAAAGTTTGTTACTGGTAGCGACCATTCCCCGCATGCTGATTGCGAAGCGCTTGACAGCGGAATTGTCGACTTTATGCCGAGGTACTCATCCAGGGAGTTCAATACGCCAACACTCATCGAAGTAGCGGCTAATTTGTACTTGAATGACGATTTTGAGGGCGGCGAACTATGGTTTCCTTTGAGGGATTTATCGATAAAGCCTAAGCCTGGCCAGCTTGTTCTTTTTCCAGGTGGTCATGAATTTATACATGGAGTAAAAGAAATAACATACGGCTACAGATATGTGCTATTTAGCCCATTAACCAGCCCACAGAGGCTGCTTTTGCATGCGAATGCATACAACATTCAACACGAATTAGATGGAATCAAAAATGAACAGCGATGACAGATTTTTTGGGTACACCCCAACAATTGATGAGCAAGCACTAAAAGAGATGCTGTCAATGGAAATTGATAATCTTGGTGGTGGAGTTATTCGTTTTCCAAATGCAGTGAATATTGATTTTCCGTCAGTAAGTAAATGGATTGATGACAACGCGCTTGCCGCCCATCAACAGAGATGGAAATATTTTGTTGATGACGCTGGCAACACGTATGCCACCAACGAGGACGGCAATAAGTTCTCTGTTGAGCAAATCGAAGAAGTTCCAGTACGAGTTCTCAACCCAGTGGACCACAATACATCTCCGGATATGATTGAACTTTTTAGATACTGGGAAGACCAAATTTATAAGTGTCTAATCAGATACATCCATGAGTTTCCAATGGTTGTTGGAACAATATGGTGGAGAAGTAGAGGTCACGTAATTCGCTACGACAAGGGTGACTACCTTGGGATACACAATGACAACGATTCCAACTACAGAGCAACTGGCGGGAAGAGATATATGCCTAAAGGCCAGATTCAAATGCGTCAGGTTGTTGCGGCTCTGATTTATGTAAATGACTGCGTTGATTCAGAAGATGAGCTTAACGGAACAAATTACCTTGGCGGAGAACTATTTTTCCCATATCTTGGAATTGAAAGCAAGCCCAAAAAAGGAGACATAATCCTTTTCCCAACCAACTATGTTGCAACCCATGGAGTCAAGACAGTTCAAGCTGGACAGAGATACTGCTATCTAGAGTTCTTTTCGCAGGGAAGCTCACACGACGAGGTTCTAATAAACGTTGCCGAACCAGACTCATGCGATGGATGGTGCAGGCCGCATTGGATAGACAGCGTGTATGACGACTATACAAAGTTCTGCCTTGAGGCCGAGTACGGGAAGCCAATAGAGGATATTTCAGGAATACCAAATCCCGTCTACCAAAACCGAACTCTCGAGGGCGACGATGGCCTGCGCCAGCCATACAAGCATCAACAGGTATTCGATATAAACGCAAAGCGTGGCCAGGTAAAAGCTAACTAATCTCTCCAACAAATACTGTTTTTGGGTACCTTGAGTTTTCGGGTATGCGTTTCAAGTCATCGGTAACGCTTCTATATCCTTGTTCACTGCCAAGATTTCCATGACCGAACCAGGACAGATATGCAAACCTCTCTCCTGTTTCTATCGGTTGCACTTCATGGCAGCCCATGTATGAAGAAGAGTACATGAGTACAGAACCTGGTCCTGGGTTAACCGATATCCCCCATTGTCTGAAATACACAGAACCGCCTGTATATGAATCATTTAGGATGATTGACGATGTGAGCGTATTATAAAGCGGGAAACTACTAAGCGCTTCTCCTGTTTCGTTGTTATATGGAAGTGCGCAGTCGGAGTGCGGTCCAATGTATTGATTTGGCAGATATCTGATTGCATATCCATTTGTTTTCCACTTAACCGTTTCTATTGCTGTTGGGAAAATCCTGCAATATTCAACAAGGCAATCAATTAGACATTCATCCAATCTGTCTGCGTACTCAATATCCTCTGGAATTACCCCTTTATATTTTAGGTTCTGGTACCTAAGCGGCGCTTCATTTATCTGTGACTCCTTAAACTCGTATCCGCCACTATTTTTTAGATTCTTTTCCGAGTGCGAATATGAATCGGCGTCGATTGACTTAACAAGATTGGCCAGGAATCTTGATGTTTCGTCTGTATTATGCCTGAAAGCATTCTCAAACAGGACAATTCCATTGCCAAGATGAATCTTTTTCATCAATCCTCTATTTTTTGGCCATGCATTGTTGAAACGAGTTGATAAGCATACGAATTCTTGTCGTAACCGATTTTTTCAAGATGTCGTCGGAAGTCGATTCTGAGATTTGGCATATAAACATTTGTTGCTTTTTGAGCCATCTCCGGGTCCACATTTGGGTCAACGATATGCTCGTTGAGCTCCATATTTGGAGAACCATGCGAGTACCACCCAAGATAAGAATATCTCGTTCCGTTTGTTACAGGCGTTATCTCGTGTGCAGCAATGAAGTTCGATGGGAACATGATTATGCTCCCGGTTTTTGGGATTATATCTATGTCTAGATAATTGAAGTAATGATGTCCACCCTCAAAACCCTCATTTAGATAGACAACGCATGACAGGGTATTTTTCGTTGCAAGTTGGGATGATGGGTGTGGATAGCCATATGCATAGTCAGCACTAGTATCTGAATGCTGTCCAAGGAAGTCTCCTCCCTTATCTGCAGAATAAGATACGAGATGTCCCTTGACCTTCCACCAAATATTTTTATAGGCCAATGGGAATAGCGTCATGTATTTAAGTAAATATTCGTCTTTTATTCTTTCAACATCATTGAAGAACGACCTAATTTCATCTGTTCCTGTCGAGTGAAGCATCGAACCCCTGCGAGGCATTCTGCTTACTCCATTTTTCGTATATAGGTATCCACTTCTATTGATGAACGCTTGCTTTCCTGTTTCTGGGTCGACTCCGGGAACATACATATCTTTTCTTTCTGAAGAAATCTGTTCTTCGCAAGCACTAACCACTTCATCAGAATTGAATGAAATTGCAGACTCAAAAATAACCACCCCTCCGCCAAGGTCTTTTGCTGCAACGTCATTTGACGCGATATCGATACTGGTACCCATGATTTAGTTATACTATCAGCATGGAAAATGAGAACTCCTACGAGGAGATGCAGGCCTCGTGGCATGACAAAATAGTGAAGAACCTATTGCAGCTGCCAAAAATCGGGGAGGGTGATGGGTTTAATGGGTGGTCTGATGTAACCATCCCTCGCCTGTTGGAGGAAAAGTACTATAGAGATGGTCGCACCGGAGCACAAGCGATTATGGCTTTTTACCAAGATGTCCACGATGGGAAGCTGCTTGAGTTATGCGAAGAATTTGGCATTCCAGACCATGTTGGAATAATTCACTCAGTCAGCACTCTGGCAAAACACTTCTTTCTTGTTGGGAAAATGAATACTCCAAAAACCTAGTATTTATGGTCTTGCTTTCTTGATGTATAAGCAAGCATTCCATCCGGTATTGAATTTCCATATTTGACTGATAGGTGATTTGCGTAGTCTTCAATAATCCGCGGAACCCACCACTGACCACCCGCGCCAATATCTTCGGTTGCGTCGATTGGCTTAATACCTCTTTCGGCATCCTCTGACCCTTGCGCAAACCATGATAAATAGGAATACCTAGAGCCACTTGTCACCTCGTGTATCTGATGGGCTCCAAGATAGTTTGCCGACATAAAGACTATTGAGCCAGTTATGGGGACGAGGTCAATGTCAAAATATGGGATTGTCATGCGACCACCAGTGAAGCCGTACTTACAGCTTGCTCCATCATCAGTGCATGAATTGAAGTATATGAGAACTGAAACTACATTTCTTGTTGCATGCTGGAGTTGCGGAACGCTCCCGTATTTGTAATTTACATCATTATCAGAATGGAACCCAAGAGAT